GTTTGGCAAATACGGCACGACGGCTGGCCAGCATCAACTTGATTCGCAGTTCACTGAATGGCGCTCGTGCAAGCTGTTTGTGCTGTTCGAGGAGGTGTTGTCACGTAATGACCGATACAACCACCTGGGTACGATCAAGCACATGATCACCGGGCGTGACCAGCGCATCAACCCGAAGGGTTTACCGGAACGGGTTGAAGCGAATCACATGAATTGCGTGTTCTTGTCCAATGAGCCGCAACCGATCCCGCTGGAGCTGGAAGACCGGCGCTTCATGGTGGTGGAGGCGCGCAATCGGATCAGCAATGAGTTCAAGAACCGTGTTGTGTCTTCCATCAATAACGGCGGAATCTCAGCGTTTTATCATTTCCTACTCAACTATGATTTGGGTGATTTCGACCCACATACTAAACCGCTGCGAACAGCCGCGCGTGACAAGATTGTTTCATTCGGCATGCCAGGATGGCAAGTGTTCCATCGCGAATGGAAGGAAGAGCGATTGTCAGTTCCATACTGCTCGTGCCTGTCCAGCGACCTGTATCAGGCCTATCGGCGCTGGTGTGATCGTGCTTATGAAAAACCACTGTCGCTAACAAAGTTTTCCTGCCTCCTTTCCGATCGTGAAGATAAAAGCAAGCAGGAGGTTTGGTTTTCAAACAAACGCGGCACCTTCATGGTGTTCGTGATTAATCGTCCAGATGAAACAGAATCACTTAATAAACAATGTCATAGATTCAGAGAGGCTATCTCTGGACGTGAAGAATCATGAATATAACTACGCAGGGTTACGCAGGGTTAGCGCAAACCCTGCAAGCACTCAAACCCAATGAATATGCGGGTTTTGCAGTGGTACGCAGGGTACGCAGGGTTTGCGCGCACGTAGGCGTAAATTTACATACTGACATATATATCTGCACGTACTTAATTAATCAGATTTATATTTTTTTGTTTCACATACGAGGTTTTAACCCTGCGTACCCTGCGTACTTCTCTACAAGCCACGTAAATAAAGGGCTAGAAGCTACGCAGGGTTTGTTTCAACCCTGCGCAAGCCTGCGGAATTGATTTGTGAGCAATCTTCGAGCCGAAATGCCTGTTGTGACTGCCTGGATTGATGAGATGCGCAAGGCGTTTGGCGTGGATGTGGTGAACCAGCAAATCAAGCGCGGCATGAAGGGTGAGCAAACGTTCTTCGCGACTGAGAACGGGCACACGGTAGGCACAGCGATGGACGTGCCAGATCCGGACAAGGTATTCAGCGGTGACAGATTACTGGTTATACCAATGCAGGAAGTGCGAAAAGGAGGGAAGCGTGGCGGAAGTGCTTGAGCGATGGTTATATGGAGATCCCGAAGCGGTGATGATGAGAAAAGAGTCAAAAAGCTGCAAGGGATGCGAATTCGAGGTTTCTGAGATCTGGTTTAACGAAAGGGTGATGCGATGCTTGAAAGAAAAACAACACGGCGTGAAGTGCAAACAGTACAAAATAACTTTGATCGCGGTGAAGCAATGATTTCGATATATGTCCCATACGGTCAGATCAGCGTTCCTGCTAATGTATATGCGCGCTTGGATGAATGGGCGAGACATGAACGCGTTCGTTCCGGCTTAGATTCTCATGGGCGCTGCGCCAGTGCGGAAGGTAGATATGATGCGACTTATCCTGATTCTGATCGCAGCGCTGTATCTATTTCCTTTGATTTATCATCAGTGATGGCGGTAGTACGCGCATGGGGCATGATAGCAATCCCAAATAGAATGTTGCTTAAGCGCCACTTTATATGCCTTGAGAGACCTGTTGCAATTGCCAGGGCGCTAGGTATTCATCGTGCACAATATGGCCATGAGCTGAAGCGTTCTATCCTAATGGTAAGAAATAATTTGACGCAGATTAGATAAAGTGATTATGATGCGCACACATTCAGAGAAAGTCCGGTTGAAGTCAAACTGTGGTTGTACCTCCTTGCGGAGGTACAGAAGCACCTGAAACAATTACTAGCCAGCCTAATCCGCTGGCTTTTTGCATTGGCGAATCAATATGATCAGCATCGATGTGCAGCATAACTTCAGACGTGTAGCGATAAAGCTATTTGAGCTTCGTACCGATGTGCTTGAAAAAGCCAAGATACGAGCACTGAACAAGGTGGCAGCACAGGCTAAGGTGGCGGCCAGCAAAGAGATACGCGCTGCCGGATACAACATGAAGGCGCGAGTAATTAAGCAGAAGATAACCATCGTGCGTGCAGCGACTGGTAAGCCTTATGTAACCATAAGGGTATATGGCAGCTCGATTCCTTTGATTCACTTTGGTGCGCGTGAGACGAATAGCGGCGTGTCGGTAAGCGTGAAGTATGGCAGGAAGTTAATTAAGGGCGCATTCATTGCAACTATGCCATCAGGTCATCAAGGGGTCTTTGTTCGTACTGGCAATCTGCATAAGAAGATTAACGGGCAGTGGCACGGTTTACCGATCAAGGAATTGTTTGGCCCAAGCGTGCCCGTCGCGTTTAGCAACAATATTGTGCAGCAAGCGCTCAACAAGCTGATTCGCGAGAAGTTCCCCGCAATACTTGAACATGAGATTAAGTTTGCCGGCCGGTAGCCGTCCGGCAGGCGGTGCAGATCAATGCACCATGATGGTGCACCTCTGAAAATTCCAAGGTACTCCCTGACGACCTGCACTGCGGGCACTACGACCCCGAGAATTCTCTAGTAACCAGTTTCCTTAGGGGGGTGTAAATCTCCTGATTAACTATCAGACCATGCTGACACAACAACAGATCGCAGATCACCTTGATATCAGCCAGCAGCAAGTAAGCGAGCTGCTGAAAAAACTGGGATTGATCTGGCAGACTGAAACACTGGATTCAATTCGTGTGGCATACATCCGCCAGTTGCGCGGCATTGCAGCCGGGCACCGTAGTCACGATGGATTAGACCTGACGCATGAGCGCGTACTGACTGAGCGCGTGGACCGTGAGCTGAAGCTGCTGCTGGTCGCAGAAAAGAAAGGCGTGCTGATTAATGTTGAGCAGCTGGAGCCCGAGTTGATGAATATGGTCGGCGCTTTTCGCGCCGAATTACTCGCTCGGGATGATAAGTTGAAAGCTGACCTTGACGCTTTGTATGGTATCGAACTGGATTTGAATCTACTGAATGAACACACACACGCAGCACTTGCGCAGCTCGCTCGATACGAGCCTGGCAGTGATGGCGCTTGTGCGCCGATTGGCTCACCTGCTCACACCGCCAGAGCAGATGAGCACACTGGAGTGGGCGCGCCGTCATAGAGGAATGTCCGCAAAGGCATCGGCGCGTCCGGGTAGATACAACCCTGACCTGACGCCATGGGTCGCAGGCATCCTTGATGCGCTGGATGATCCAACTGTTGTTGAAGTAGTTGCAATGAAATCTGCTCAGGTGGCGTGGACTGACGGCGTGCTGAATAACTACATCGGCCGGCGTATTGACATCGATCCATGCCCGATGATCGTGATGTTTGCGAAGGATCAGGCAGCAAAGGAATATAACGATGAGAAGTTTGTGCCGATGGTGGAAGCTACGCCACGGTTATCACTCAAAGTTCCAGTGCACAAGGCGCGTGACCGCGACAACCGAAATAATTTTAAATCGTTTGCAGGCGGATTTCTAAAGTTCGTTGGATCGAACAGTCCCAGCTCGGTGAAGTCAACCCCGGCGCCGGTGGTGGCGATTGAAGAGCCTGACGATTGCAACGAGAATTTGAAAGACCAGGGGGACACGATCACCCTGCTGAAAGAGCGCACCAAGACCTACGCAAAACGGAAAGTGATCTTTGGCGGGACGCCTACAATTGAAGGGTTGTCCAGAGTCGAAGCCGCTTACAAAGGAAGCGATCAGCGCAAGTTTTATATTCCTTGCCATCATTGCGGTGATTCGCATGTATTGATGTGGGAATACGTGCGCTGGCATGAAGATCCTGAATGCAATCATGAAGTGTTTGGCAAAGCCAGACCTGATACCGCGTATTACGTTTGCCCTCACTGTGGCGGCGAATGGAATGATGTCGAGAAAAACAAAAACGTCCGTCAAGGAGTATGGCGCTCGAATGCTGAGTTTTACGGCGTTGCTGGTTTCTATATCAATGAACTGAACAGCCCTTTCCCTGGCTCGATATTACAGCGGCTGGTAGAAAAACGCCTCACCGCTGAACATGCGTTGGAGCAGGGTGACGATACCAAGATGCGCAGCTTCCGGAATAACTCGGAAGGACTGGCTTATGCCTATGCCAGTGAGTTGCCTGATGCGGATGCGCTGCGTGAAAGGGCTGAAGAATATGAAGAGCTGACCGTTCCCTGGGGCGGATTGGTGCTGACTGCCGGCGTTGACGTGCAGCATGATCGTCTCGCAGTGATCATACGGGCATGGGGTAGGGGAGAAGAAAGCTGGCTGCTGTATTGGAATGAGATCCATGGACAGACGATGATTGCTGAACAGGGTGCATGGATAGAACTAGATGCGCTGCTCTCCCGCCCGTTCATTCATGCCAGCGGTGTGCAGCTTTACTTGAAAGCGGCCAGTATCGATTCGTCAGACGGACAAACCTCTGACGCGGTTTATGCTTATGTTCGCCGCCGGATGGGCCGCAACTACATGGCGGTGAAGGGCGCATCGCTTGATGACGGGCGCGAAATATTCAGTCCGCCGAAGGTGGCAGTAGATACCAACCGGCTGCAAAAGGCTCACAAATATGGCCTGCGTCCTTTCATGGTTGGCACGCAGCGCGCCAAAGATTTGATGTTGGGCGTCGATGCTCAGGGCGGTCGGATCAAGCTAGAAGGAAGCGGACCTGGTCGTATGCACTGGTACAAGGAGGTGCGCACCGATTACTGGGAACAAATCACCAGCGAGGTGAAGGCACCGCACCGGACTGTACGCAATAAGAAGGTATGGCAGAAGAAGTCAGGAGTACGCAATGAGGCGTTGGATTGCGAAGTATATTCATTGCATGCCGCGCGCAGCATCAAGCTTAATCTTTGGAAGGAAGAACGCTGGCTGGCTGAAGAGTCGCGCATCAGGCAGCCGGATTTGCTGGGAAGTGACGCAGGGATTGAACCTCTGCCGGCATTGGAAAAGACAGCCAAACAAATAGCAATACCCAAAAAGCAACCCGCCCCGAGCGGGTTTTTTAATGCCCAGATGAAGGGCTTTTCCTCAACCAAGTGGTAACTGATGTCTATACCAGCAAACATTACAGCAGGCGATTCAGCCACATGGACCGACGATCCATTTGTTGCAGCTGATAACTCACGTTTGGATTCATCCAAATACATGTTGAGTTATGAGCTGCGCGGGTCAGGCGCACCGATCACACTGGCCGCCGTCCTGAATGGGCTTGGATGGAAGACGAGCATCACGCCAGCGGTGAGTGCGAGTCTGGTATCTGGCGTATGGTTTTGGGCTGCGATTCTTACCGCGACCGGTGAACGGATTACGGTTTCCCGTGGTGAAATTAGCGTCCACCAAGATTTATCAGCCGTAAATTCAGCCGGGTTTGATGGCCGAAGTGATGCAGAAAAAGCGCTATCTGATGCCGAATCTGCGCTGGCCAACCTGCACGCATCGGGGAAGAAAACCAAAAAATATACCATCGGTACGCGTAGCGCAGAGTATTACGATGCCGATAAATTGTTATTAGCCATCAGTTACTGGCGTATCCGGGTATCGAATGAGCGCGCTTCCAAGTCAATCAAAGACGGCTTGGGGAATCCTAAAAATTTAATGGTGCGATTTAGATGAGCGGCTACAAGAAACTGATGGGATGGATCGCACAGCGTGCCTATAAACAATCAGGAACCGCGCCAGCCAAATCTCAGCGCGCTTATGCTGGAGCCGGTGTCGGGCGTCTCACCAGCGACTGGTCGGCACTAACTACCTCTGCTGATTCAGAGATCGTCACCAGTCTGCGCCTATTGCGCGCCAGATCGCGCGAACTAGTTCGTGATAATGAATATGCCAGCAATGCTGTACGCATCGTACAAAACAACGTCATCGGCTGTGGTATCGGCTTACAGGCTCAGGTAGTCAACGGGCAGGGTAAGTTGCAGGACAACATCAATGATGCGATTGAAACAGCCTGGGCGAACTGGTCAGATCGTAAAGTCTGCCACACCGCTGGATTACTTGGGTTTGCCGATATTGAGCGATTGGTGGTCGGTCAGTTGGTTGAGGCTGGCGAAGTATTGGTTCGCAAGATCAAGCGCCCGTTCGGCGGGTCGAAGATCCCGTTCGCACTTGAAGTTATTGAAGCCGATCGCTTGATGGATCAATACCAGACTGCACGCGCACCGAACGGTAACGGCATCCGCATGGGCGTAGAATCGGACGAATGGGGGCGTCCGGTCGCGTACTGGCTGCACCCGAATCATCCGGGTGATTACCAGTTTGCCTCGTTTCAACCATCCAAGTTTTTGCGCGTTCCAGCAGAAGAAATCATCCACTTGTATATCGTGGATCGCGTCCCTCAGACGCGTGGTGTGCCTTGGTTCCATGCCACCCTCAAGCGTATGAATAATATGGCTGGTTACGAGGAAGCTGAGATCGTTGCCGCGCGCGCCTCGGCCAACATCGTTGGTTTTGT